CCACATTGATTTACCGAGCTTTTGGACTTCTGCAACTATTTCTTTGTCTTCTTGCCAAGATTCTGACTTGGTTAATTCAGCAATTCGTTTCATTGCTGCTTTCTTATCCACGCTCATTCCTCCAATCGATGGATTTCCCTTCTTAAATTCTCTATGTGCAAATCGATTGCCTTTCTCGCCGTTTCATTGACCATCACTGCCTTTGTCCGCTCCAGATCGTCAATCTCACGCTGAAGGCTTCGAATTCGCATTTGAATCACTTCTTCTGTTGTCATGATGGACCACCTCTTTAAAAACGCTCTTCCTTGAACGTATTCCGATATTTTTTAGCTAATATCAACGGCACTTGATATTGATGACAGAACAACTTTGCCTTGATCTTAAAGTCTTTTGTCTGCATTCCTTTGACATCTACGACTTTGACAAGTTTGCCGTTTTTATAAAATGTGAAGTCGGGAATATACTCGATCTTGCGATACTTCTTTCCGTCTAGTTCAAATTTCGGCATCAGCTCAAATCTTTCCTGAAGTTTTACTTTCCAGCCGTTCGCTTCAGCTTGCCACAAGGCTAGATCGTAATACTCTGCTTCTGCGATAGAATCAAACTTGATACCTCGATGAACAGTTTTCTTATTACGGTATTTATTCATGCGATACTACCTTTCACTGGTTTTATGCGCTTGTCTGCTGTTTGTTGGAATTTCAGCGCATAACCTTCTGAATTCTTAAATATCCTAGAAACAATTCTTTCGCCGTAGGCTTCTCTTAGTTCAGGACCAGATAAGTTTGTTGTGATGATCGTTGCCTTGTTCTGTCTGGCTTCTAAGAGCGTGTTTAACGTGTTGTTTGTAAACTGCCTACTATTTGATACCCCGCTACCTAATTCAGCTCCAATATCGTCAAAAACCACCAAATCAGTTGTTTTGATATCGGCTATAAGCGATCCTTCAATTTCTTTTCTCAGTTCAGCATTGTTATAAGAGAACTTTATTTGCTCTAATAACTCTTGATAGCTTATAAAAAGTATTTTCTTGTCATAATTTGAGCGCTCAAGTATTTCCCAAGCTGTAGCCATTGATAAGTGGCTTTTTCCGCTTCCTGATTTCCCCGATAGAATGAAATGTGCAGGATGGTTCAGTAGGACATCATTTACATAGCTTTTAGCTCTTTCTAAAGCAATTTTCGTTTCTTGGTCCACTACGTGATAATTCTCCATTTTGCATTTAAACAAAGTTTTATCTGTTAATACCGAACCATTTTGAAAAAAACTCAATGCTCGCGCTTTTAAGCTGTCATTATATATCCGTTCGGTCTGTATATCCTCTTTCACACGTAACGCTTTATAACCACAACTCATGCATGTTGGTTTACAACGTTCTGAACCATCCTTATTTTTAGCTCGCCAACTATACAAAGGTTCGCTACATTCTGGACATTTTCCGCTTTGCACTAATACTCTTCTTATTAGCTTCTCCATAGCATTTGCTAGGCTTTCCATGTGATGCATCTCCTTTTTAAATTGGCAAGTCGTCATATTCACTAGGATTGCTGTACTGTAGTTTTTGACTTTGCTTTTTATGACTCTTCTTGTCTGCTTTGATTTCGAATTTGAGCTTCTCAAATTTTTCTCTCAATTTCTTAGCACTTCTAATATTTCCAAACCAAAATTCATTTGTAGGTAGCCAATTGATCACATACTCAATCGCTTCTATAGACGCTTTATCTCTTTCTTCCATCAACCTGATTGTGTCTGCCCATTTTTCGATATCTACTTTGTTCATTTCTTTTGGAAAATCTTCAGTTAAATTACTTTGCAATTTTTTAGCAAGGCGTAAGTGTTCGTCAGAATACTTACCTTTCTTTTCTTCTTTATCTATATCTATATCTTTCTCTATCTCTATCTCTAACTCTGGTGTAGTTTTGTCTGGACATTTGTCCGACACTTGTCCTCCAGTTATTAAATTCCGTTTTGCCTCTTCTATTTTCTTTCTGTATTCTCTTTTTCTATCTGCTTCAGTTGAGGATTTTCCAATGAAACTTTGTATATCAGACATATAAATTGCTCCGTTATCTAATACGTCAATAAGCTGCAAATCACGGAAAATTTGTACCGCTTTTTCTACGACTCCTACAGAATGTCTTGTAATAGTTGCGAGCATTGTAGAGTTAAATGGAATCCTGTCATTAAACATCAACTTACCTTCGTGTTTTAGACTTCTTAAATAAAGTTTGAGAAGAATATTAGAATAAATATAGCCATCTGGCATACTTTCTAAGAGAACCATCTCGTCACTATCGAAAAAATTCTCTTTTAGTTTTAAATAGTAGTAGCGTTTGTTGTCAGACAATATTTTTTACCCTCCTATTCTAAGTTTCTTAATTGTTTCCTGGTTTAACTTGATCCCTTTGATTTGATATTTATTTTTGAAATTGATCACACCTATCTTGTGTTTCTCTGTGTGATGGATTCTGCAGAGTGCTGCAAATGTGTACTCTGAATGATCAACTTCTTTGCGCTTTCGTCTTCCTAGCGCTTTGTCAAAGTGATCGATGTCAGCTCCTGTTTTGCCACAGATGCAGCAGACTCTTTTTGTAATGCATTTGTAGAAGTAATATTCTTGATTCGCTGGTAAAATCTCATAGCCTTCTTTGAAAGGAATATGATGTTCAAAGATGAAATCTAAGATGATATTTGCTAAGACATTAGCATCACTCACAGTTGTATTCGATTCGTCTTTGAGGCTTATTTTGCGCCCTGTGACGCCTTCAAAACGGAAGTAGAAGAATTCCTTCCAGAAGTCCGTTGGCATGCCTGTATCGATGAAAATATCGCCTATGAGCGCATAGATGAAGTTTCGTTGCTGTACAGTGAAACGTCTAGGATCAATAAAACGAATTTCAATAACTCGATCGCCATTATATCCGTCGTACATCGTCTTCAAACGTTCGATGTTCACTTCTTCATTAATAGTTGCACCTATGTCTTTTCCTTTGAACTTTTTCAGAACCGCTGAATATGAATCGATTAATGGTTTAAACACTCATATCACTTCTTATCTAATTCTTTTCTCTTAGCTGCTATTGCTCGCTCCATCAAGGCACATTGCTCATAGCTTAACTGTTCAATAGTTTCAACGTTATCAGCTAAGAGCCCTAATTTATCTGTCTGCTCATTAACATATTCAATTAAGGTTTTGGTCATATCTTTACCCATCTGCTCATTGAAAGCTTCTAGAATCGTCTCTAGCATATTTAATTTCTTTGTATCGATTCTAGGTGGTGTTGGAATATCTTCCCCTTGAAATACATATAATCCCAGTCCGTGTAGAGCCAATGCTTTCACAAAGCATCGCTTCAATGAGTTATTGATTTGCATTGCATTTGGTTTAACAACTGGTTGGTTTCGATAATCTAAAACAGGAAATAATTCGGTTTCCGTGTGTCCTTTAACCGTTACTGAGACAGATACATAAGTCCCAGTTTCATCCATAAGAAAAGGTTTATATTCCTCAACAAGAAAGTCTTGATGAGTTCCAGAAACAACCCTGTAGTGTTTATACTCATTAATAGTTACCGTTGCCTGTGGATCATTCTTTTTCATAATCTCCCACGCGTGAGCCCAAGATAAATAATCAAAATTTCCTTTTTTCTTGAGTATTTTATTTAACTTGCGACTAAAAAGTTTTTCAAAATTCGTTGTCCCTTTGTTTTCACTCATCAAATTCTGCCTCCATTTCAGCAATGTATTTCTTACCTGATCCGTAATAAGAGATATCAATCAAGTTATCTCTGTCATACTCTTCTAGCGCATCAATCAAGCCATCTTCGATGACATAGATATATTCAGGTTTTTTGGACTTCCTCGATAAATGGATAAGATAGACATGATCCCAAATACTCACAAAATTTCCCAAATCGTCTTGATCACATGCTAGTTCTTCATCCGTCAAAAGATTTCGTCTGATTTTTCGATTATTTGTTTCCTTGACATTCGATTTGCCCCAACTAGGATCAGTCAAATATTGATCTAGAGTGGAAAGTTCTTTTTCCATGTGGTAACATCTCCTTAGATGTATTTTGTTTTGTGACTCTATGCTTGCCGGCGGAGTCACTTTTTTATTTTTCAAAATTACTAATTCTTGCATTATTTCTTCTCTCCTTTTTGATATAATTTGAGTAAAAAGGTGGTGAATTACTTGATAAAAATTTTGAGCGATTACCAAGTCGCTATTACTTTAATCATTTCTATTTCAGGATTTTTTTTATCCCTCTATAACTTATTTAAAGATAAAAGAAAAATTACGCTCTCCTATTTTTTAGTTAAGCATGATAGAAGTAATCGAATGATTCTTACTGGCGTAATTGCAAACCCATCAAAAATGCCAAACTCAATTATCGAATGTACGTATCTTTACAACGGTAAGAAAATTAATTGTTCACATTATCACGCCAATGGTTTTGATATGGGAAGCATTCATAAAAGCAGCCTTTTATCTCCTATACCGTTGGCACAAGCAATCTCTCCTGGCTACTCAGTCGCTTTTTCAGAAGTTTTAGATATGAAAGATATATTACCTGGTGAAAAACTTGTAATGGTCATAAGAACAGCTAATTATCAAAAAAAATTTAAGTTAAAGCTAAAAGACTCATTTTAAAGTCAAGTCCATAATCCTGTGTAAAATACTATACAATGTTTTACCGGTCTCTCATTGATCAAACTTAATATATTTTCTTGTAGAACTGAGCCATT